CCAGGACGTGGAATCCACCGAGTACCAGGGATACCGAGCCATGATTTCTCGACTCGTCATTCCAAAGCCATGTATTTTGACTTTCGGCATCCCCTTCTTATCACAGATTACTTCAGCGAATAAATGATCCAGCCGGCGCATTAAATCCCTTTTGCCAAAAGACGTCCCGGCCATCCCACCCAACCCGATATAATCGTACCCCTCGTCCATGTAACGTTTCAGCCACTTATCATCCTCAAACATAGAATGAAAAACAGGCATGGGATTTAACCCGGCTTTCTTCATAATCTGTTGGTTCTTATAAGTCCCCTCGGCGTCACCAATCACATCCATGTTAATATAACATTCGATGCAATTTTTATTGTCCTTCACGAATTGAATATACTCCTTGATGCTGATGTCCACTTTCTTCGTAAAGGCGGAGAAGGCCCCAGAGTCCAGCATTAAGTTAATCATTCCCGCACCCCCATTTGTACCCGATAGGATCCGTACCGATCATCCTGCTTCGGGTGTTTGGTATACAAAGTCGGATCATATCCGAAAACCTTTTCAAACCCCACATGGCGCTCCACGCATTTATAACATTCCCCACAATGGATGCTCACGTTGTTCAGACAATTAGTGGTTTTGAACATCATGTCACCAATTACCGATTTCCCCAAGGCGATCCGATCACTCTTAAAACGGCTTTCCCCGAAATCAGCCAGGGTCATCAAACGAAAGTCCAGACCATACTCCTGATAAATATAAGAGGTCAAGGCCCGGGCATCGGCATCCGCCCCACCCACATGATCTTTGACCACCCAGGAGTCCGCCCCGATATATTCCCCCAGGCCCAAATAATAAATACCTTTCGGGCGACAATAACTTTCAATCAAGTGGTCAATGATTAAACGATTACGCCGGGGGATCTCGATCCCATCCGGGGAAAACTGCCACAGAAAATCCCCCCGGGTCTCCACCTGAGTAAATTCCTTGATCTTAAACAAAACCGGGAAAAGTTGAGCCCTGGCTCTGGTCTCCCTGGACAAAAAAACATGGTCATAAAAATTAAGGGTCAGGGCGTGGACGTCCCAACCATCCCGAAGTAGAAGCGCCAAAAGGGCGGTGGAGTCAATCCCCCCCGACCAAGTCATTACTATTTCCTTTTTCATAGTTCCCTCATCAATACCCAGTCTTGAAAATGACCAAAGTCTTTATAACAAACGATCTTTCCCCCGCCCATATCTTCTAACCTTTCTCCCGGGGAAATATCTCCGCTCCCTAATCCGGAAACGATCAATTTAAATCTTTGAGCCTCGACCCTTTTACAAAGATCCCGAACGAAAAACCTTTCCGTTTCCTTGGTCCAAGCATCCGAAACATTATCAGAAAACAAGGGTTGATTATTCACGATCGTAGGAGTACCAAAATAAATGGCGTCCATACGAGGTAGACATACGGGAACGATCGGTTCCACGGTATGCCCACAAATTACATTAGTCGCTACCCGGGATCGGAGATAAGAGAATAAAGTCCCCGAAGAAAAGAAAGGGAGAAAGATGGAATAACTTTGGTCTAAGCAGGAAAGGATATCGTATAAAATTAACTCCTGACCCCCTGGAGTCTGGTTCCAACGCTCGACCCCAGAGACCTGTTCATAGTGCTCATGATTCATACCTCGCATGTTTAGCCTTTCTGATCTTACCCAAAAGGCGGTCAATCTTTAACGACGAAGGGCTTGCCACTCAGGATCCTTCACCAAAAGAGAGACTCGTCTCATTTGGTCGTGATCCTTTTTAAAAACTCTTCTTTGCATTGGTGACTATTATCAAAGAAACAACCCCGAACCTCCACCACCTCAAACAGGGAATCGAATTTCTTGACCCCCCGCATTTCCCGGCATAGGTGACGTCCGGACATCACCAGTATCTGACCCTTTGGCTTCACCGCCCCTTCCAGATAATCCACTATTTGAGTACAGAGCCTTTCCGCCACCTGCAACCGAGACGAAGCGAAATCAATCACCCGGGCGATCTTACTCGCCCCAAGCAACCACTCATCCGGAATATACCCATAATAATAATGTCCGAAAAAAGGGAGTATATGATGCTCACAAAAGGAAAAGAAATAGCCGTGGTCAATTATCATTCCTTTGTAAAAGACCCCGTCTTGCCCATTAGGAAAAACGGTTACTTTTGGGAATTCCTCCGGCCGATATCCCCGGAAAAGGGAACCCCAGGATTTAACCACCCTGGCCGGAGTATCCCGGAGTCCCTCCCGGGTGGGATCATCTCCAAGATACTCAATCATCCGGGTGACGATATCTTCCCCGTCCACTTCCCGGGTTTCCTCCCAGGGGTAAACGATCCAATCGTCCACCACCCGAAGATAGAAGGTCAGACCGTCATCATAATCCGGGCGTTTAGTATGGATGGTAAAAAATGGCAGACCCGGGTAGCGCGCCCGGGTCCGTCCTGAGTCATATATATCATCGACAATCAAGGTCCGAGCGGTGGCCTCCTGGACCACCGGCAATCCGGTAAGGGAAGAAATACGGACAGCCAGGGGTACCCCACCACGGGGAACCCCCAGCACTGCGTCCGGATTAAATCCTTTATCCCGAATTTGACGGACCATCTCCAAGGAGTCATCGTCAAATTGGTTCCAGGAATATTGGATCATATTAGGCGCCGATCTTGGTCAGGGTCTTTTTCCATTCCATTTTCAGGGAAACGTCCTTACAGGCCAGACCGGCTTTTTCCAGAGCGGCCCGGATCTGTTCAATGGTCGCCTTGGGATGGGCGGTGACGTAATCCCGAATACAGGACATCGCAGACGGTCCCTTGCGGGCAGTGGGAGCGGCCTTCTTTTCCGTTTTGGCCGGCTCTTCCTTTTTCTTCCCGGTGGCCTTCTTTTCGGGTTCCTTCTTAGCCGGGGCCTTCTTTTCGGGTTCCTTTTTCCCTTCCTTTTTAGCGGCTTCTTTCCGGGCCTTCACAATCTTGTTGAAGACGTCCACCACGGTCTGCGGGATATCATCCTCTTTCTCTTCCGGAATGGATTTAACGGCCTTGATGAAATTGTCTTCCAGGTCCTCGGCCTTCACGGCCACCGTCTTGATCTTAGTTTCAATTAATCCGCTTTCGTTCAATTCCTTCACTGCATCTTTTAACTCTTTCATTTTACTCGCCCTCCTTCAAGGATAATATTTTGTGTAGTTGTAAATTGATAATCACGTCGAACAACTTGTCTTCCTTACACCAATCAATCAACTGCCTGCCATCCAAACCACATCCCCAAACGGGACTAAACGAAATCCGAGCACAACCTCCTTTCCTCTGAATTGCTTTCTTCACGACTTTAGCCACTTGATAATCTTTCCGATCCATAATCACGAACTTAATGAAATCGGAACCGGTCAATTTAGCAAAGGCTCCGGGAAGCAACATTTGGTCCTGCATTCCCGAACTCGGTAACTTATAATCCATCACCCAGGATAATCGACCGGAAACCAAAGGGCGAAAGGGAATATAAGAACCATTGGTTTCAACCGAAATACTCACGTGGGTATTCCAAAGCAGGGAGTCTATTAATTCCCGAAGTCCCCCCGCCTGGTATAAAGGTTCCCCCCCGGTAATGGTCACCTTGGGACATCCCCGATCCTGGACTTCCTTCGTTATGGCTTGGGGGAGCATCAATTTTCCGGACTCGACCTGCTGGGCTTTCTTCGTATCACAATATTTACAACGAAGATTGCAACCATTAAATCGGATGAAGGTTGAAAAGCATCCTTGGTGATTATGATTTACTTCCCCGTCAATAGAAGTGAAAATTTCCTGTATTCGAATCATTTAATCTCCGCCCAGGAGTCCGGGGATTCCCAAACCCGGACCCTTTCCAAAAAAACCTCCCGGGGCAATTCATCCTTGATCCGGGCATAAATAAATTGGACCAGATTTTCCGCCGTCGGGATTTCCAGAATGTCGTTGACATAGCCATGATCCAGATCATTTAAAACAGCCCGGTTTACAATGGCCTTCAATCGAGTGAAATCCAGGACCATGGTTTGATAACCCAGGGCTTCCCGACCCGATACTTCAACCTCGACCGACCAGGTATGCCCGTGGAGTTTCTGGCATGGCCCCTGATATCCAGGGAGTTTGTGGGCCGCATCGAACTTGAATACTTTACATATTGAAATCTTCATTCGCTCACCTTTCATTTCTATTATATGCGCGTTCCTGATTTTTTTACGAAAAAATTTGAGCCTCCTGTATTTTTTCCCTCATCTCCTGAATTTCCTTATAATTGTCAATTAACTCGCTATCTAAAAGAACCTGACCCAACTCCATCTGTTGAAGGACCATACATTGCCGGAGTTGCTCAAAGTCCTTTTCCCGGTGGGCGATAACGGCCAACCTCATAATCCCCCCTTTCTTTTCTTTTGGTAGCTGATTCAATGACATCATCACTTCAACATGGGCAATTTTCCGGATATCCTCCGCCGTATCTTCCTGGGTAACGTTCTTTTTGGAAATACTCGCCCTATTCGATTGACTGGCCGTAATAACCAAACAATGTTTGGACTGGGAAAGATTTTTTAACATCTTCCACGTCTCATCCGTCCTTTCCCGACCGACCTGTCGAGCATCCTCCGGAGCCAGAATATCCGCGTAGTCAATCACAATCACGTCCGGAACAAACCCCTCGGTGTATTCCAGTTTTTCCAAATCCCTTTTTACTCTTCCAATATTAGCCGAATAAGCCGGGTAGGGAAGAATTCGTAAATGGTCTCCCATCATTCCCTGTAGCCCTTCCAAATGTTTGGTCACACTTTTGATTTTCAATTTCTGTCGATGTGATAAAGTGAACCAGGCCTCCGGAACAAATCGGGTCCGGTTCCCTCGACATTCAGCACAAACTCTATATTTCATGGCCGGACTGAAATGAGGTTTCTCCCCATCTTTCATCAACAACCGGATATTATTCACCCGCTGAGATAAAGTACAGGAGTCATCTTGGTTTCGTTTACAATCAAACACCGGATACGGATAGTCCTTTTCTTCGTCACCAAAGGCCGTCAATCGTTTATAGATCCTCCGAGATATTTTCAAGTCGTCCATTTCCAGGGAAACAAAGACCACCTTCAATCGCTCGAACAAAGCCTGAACAGCACATTCTTGCAAGTACCAAGTCTTTCCCCTTTTCATCGGCCCCAGGATGCCCACCAGCCACCGCCGCTCCAAAGGACCGACCACCTTTCCCAACGCCCCCGGAAAGGAAAATAAAATGTCCTTATCCAACCGATCCAGTAACACCTTTCTGATATACACGGGGTCAAAAGGATCAACCCAGCCGGAAACATCCTTGGCGACCTTCTTATAATCCCGGACCACTTCCTCGGCTTCATCCAAATGCCCGGTGTCTAAAAGCACCCGGGACTTATCCGCGACTAATCGAACGGCCTGACCCCGGAAATATTCCAGCGCCCGATCCATATAGAAATCCACATTGAAATGTTCAGACTCTTCATATTGACCGGAAATCTTTTCCAGAAAAAGACCGACGTTCTCAGCATCCGCTTCTTTCAAATCCTTTTTGGAATGTCGGTATATTTCTTCAATGGAACGATCCGGGCATTTCTTATAGCGATCAAAATAATCCTTCGTCCATTTAATAATGGTCCGGGCATGATCGGTTTGAAAATAGTCCGGGTTCAAGATCGGAAAAAGGTCTTTGCAGAAAGGGGTGGAAACAATCAACCCCGTTAAAATCTGATCTTCTACAGACGTATCTACTCTTCGACGAAGCAGCCGCATACCCAACCCCTACTCAGCGTCATCCACAATTCCGGCCTTCACTAATTTTCCAGGAAGCAGGACAGAGTAGGTATGATCGGATTTAAATTTTGCTGAAGTAACTTGGGCGGGATCCCCTTTAGCCCAGTCCCAAATAGCCTCGCAGGCTAACTTGGCTATTTCCAAGTCATCGGAGATCGAATACAAACGGGTTTGATTATCAGCGATGAAATTATACAACTTGACCGCTCCATCCAGGAAATTGTTTTCATCCTGGGCGGAAACTTTGATCGCCATTCCTTTCCGAACCTTTCGTAGATAGAACTCTTTATAGGCTTCCGCAAGGGGGTTGATGATATCCTGATATTTTGCAGATACTTTTTTGATCTTTCCGGACTGGCTGGCTTTTTCAGGGGAGGACTTCAAGAAACGGATGAACTGGGACTGATCTCCATTGGTTCCCATATCGGTGAATAGAAAAGAAGCAATGGAATGACCCCGCATTTTCTTTTTATACTCCAGAGCCGGGGAATAATCCGGGTCCAGAGCCGCCAAGCTGAACCTTTTCATCACCAACTTGATCTCCTCCGGGGTGAATTTCCGACCGAAGTAATCACTCTCAAAATGGGTATCTTTAAAGAAGGTCCCGCGCAACGCCCTTCGCAAAGCCTTGACATTGTCTTCATAAGCCTTAGCCCCGACCATGGACTTTCGTAAACCCAGCATCTCCCAGTACTGGATCAACTCCCCAATAACCGAACCAGCCGCAACGGGCTTGGGGAGAATAACGGGTGGCAGTTCCTGTTTCAATAAGGTTCTATCCACCTTTGGTTTTTCTTTGTTTTGGAGCCCCACTGCATCGGGTGCAGTTCCCTCTTCTGAAAGAAGAGGATTCTTTCTTATTATCTTATTATATTCTCTGCCCCGACTGGAACGGTCTACATGTTCCATTTGGGGGGTACCGGAATCATCGGAGGAAGCAGGCTTATCCAGTTGGGGACTGCGGGTTTTCTTCTTAAAGTTTTTGAGTCGTTCATTGAATTGCAGGAGTAAATTACGATTGTTCTTTTCCCATTCCGGGTTGATTTTAATCACCCTTATTCGGCCGTCAAAACTCACTTCCTGAACCAAACCTAACTTAATGAATTTAGAAATGGCTTCAGTAATCTTTTGTGATCGAACCCCCATGATGTTAGCCAAATAGTCATTGCTGGCAAAGCAGTGGTCTTTACCATCCAACATTTTTATCAAAGAAAAAAGGAACATTTCAGTCAGCGTTAGGTTATCGTTCTCGAAAATCTGCACGGGGATGAGGAAAAATTCCATCAAATGCGTGGGTTCACGATCTGTCATAAGGGGCGGCTGTAAATCGTACATGCTTCTGAACTCCTTATTTAATTGTTGAGTTGTAGAAATAAAAATGGGTTTCCCTGTGATTATATAATCCAAACCCAGGGGCGTTTACAGTCCAATTTGATAGCGAATATTCATCACCTCCTTTTCGGATAAATCCCCCGGGTCCCCACCGGGCAGACTCAAGATTTCCACTTCATCAATGAACGAACTCAGTTGCTTCGCCAGTCTTTCGGCTTTCCTTTGAGCCAGGGCTTCCGCATCGAACATCACGAAGCATCTTTTAATTCCTTTCTTAGCCAAGACATTAATCTGTTCCGAAGTGAATTCAATACCCATCATGGCCACCCCGGACTCTCCAAAACGCCAGACGTCGGTGACCCCTTCCATCACCACCGCGGTCTCTTTCACGGTGTCAATATTGTAGACACATTCTTTCATCGGGATGACCGCATATTTATTGGAACAGTGCAAATATTTGGGTTCCTGACCGGAGACCGCGAGGGCCGTGAAATTGACGACATATCCCCCTTCGATTATGGGGCAGATAATCCTATATTTATAAATCCCAGTAAGAAAACAGGCCCTCAAATCATATTGATTAATTAAAGAGTGGGGGAAATTTCGGGAGGTTAGATAATCCAGATGGATCTGTGGAAATTCCTTCGTGGCTTCTTTCGGCAGGATATTGTGGTGGTGCCGTTGTTGGATATCGACTCGGAGTTCTTGCAGATCGGACATGTAAAAGCGGGTCAATTCATCCAGGGCTTTAGCATAGGGGACTTTCCGGATTTCCATGACTAACTTCACGATGGAACCCTTTGCCCCACAACGCCAGCAATGGTAAAAGCCCTGCTCTGAAACTCCTAAATGGAAAGAAGGGTCGGAACAGAAAGGGCAATTCAATTCAATCCAACCAGCAGTGACGTTCTTTCCGGAAGTATGGAATTCGACTCCCTGCTCTTCCAAATACGACTGGATATCGAACAGGGAGTAATTCATCCCCGGAGCAACCGACTGGCTTTCAATCGCTCCCCTACCTTTTTCCTATCATCCTCAGTCATGTAATTAGGTTTTTTCTGCCGGGTTTCAGAATAGGGCATGAAAGGATAAAGGGGACAGACCGGATTTTCACAGTCCCTACTTCCACCCCCGGAGTCATAGAAACCCAGGCACTCATAGCAATGGGCCTTGATGGCCCCGACCGCCGAGTTCTTTTCCCCGTTGCAAAAGGCAATGATTTCTTTACGACCCCTGGCTGAAATCCCATTGGTCTCCACATCTTTTCTGATCGCCAGCAATCGTTCTTCAAGTCTTTCCTTGGTCCACTGCATTTTCAATCTCCTTTCATATCCAGCCGTTGTCGATATATAAACAAAATCGCTCCCCGAAATGGTTGATTAAATAGTGGTGATTGGGATCGAAGATATCCACCAGGAGCACTTCGGTCTTATCTTCCGTAGTCCGGAGCCCTCGACCGATGGTTTGCAAAATAGCAATTTCAGACTTCCCCCCGGCCGCATTGATGATACAATCCAGGGAAGGAATGTTAACTCCTTCCTTCCAAATGGTGGTGGCAATCACACAATCAATATTTTTCTTGCTGAGTTCATCCCTTAAATTTTCCCGGGTAGTGATATCATCGGCCCCATAAATGAATTGTACCCGGAGTCCCACCCGATTACCAATGCGTTCCAGGATTTCACCATGGTTCACTTTATTGACCAATATTAATGATGTTTTCCCTTGATCGGCCTGCTCCCGAACGAATTTCATAATCATGTTATTACGACCGAAATTCCGAACCACTCCGGCCTCATAGACTTCCTGATATTTCCGGAGTTCCTTAACCTCGGAATTAATCGGGGCCTTTAAAATCTTCACTTTTGGTTTGGCTAAAATCCCCTTTTCAATTCCTTCCATCAAGGAAAGTTCTCCCAGGACCCGACCGAATAATCCCTCCATGGTCATAAAATGCTCTTTGGTAGCATCCCCTGGAATGGTGGCTGTAAATCCATATCGCCAAATGGAAGGAATGAGCCGAAGTGTTTTTCCATAAAGAGTTTCAAAAGATGAACAATGGTGTGCTTCATCCACAATTATTAAATCCCAGTCCGCCATCAATTCTTTTTCATCCAATTTAGAAAAGGATTGAATGGTGGCAATAGTCAAATCAGATAGGGTTTTTTCCGTCCCGATGTACAACGTGGAATTCAGACCCATCTTTTTAAATTCGGTTTGGGCCTGCTTGGCCAGGGTCAGGGTGTGGCAAAGGAAAACCGTTTTTCGTTGGATGGAATGAATAAGGGAAGCGGCCATCACCGTCTTTCCGGATCCGGTCGGGGATTTAATCAGTCCGGACCGACCGCTCAAGGCTTGACTCACAATCCGTTTCTGATCTTCCCGAAGACTGATGCCCATTGGTTCAATCATGGGAATATTTTGGTGGGGGGAATCCCATTCCCTAATCAAAGTCAGGGACTCCCCGACTTCCCCCAAATAATCCTCAACCCGGGGAAGAAATCCGTGCAGGAAAAACCCCTCCGAGTCAATCAAATATTTCGGATAGGTTACGAGCTTGGCCCGTCGCCTTTTCTGGTCAGGATCGTAAATCATTTTCCGGGCGATCATCGGACACCAAAGGATCTTCTTTAGCACTGGTATTTCCTGACGATCCACCTGGCAGTACAGGGGATTTTTTTGTTTGATTATCATGTCGTGGATTTTCCTTTCAGGGAATAATTTTATTATATCCCAGCCACCGGAAATTTTGAGCAAAAAAAATCAGCCCCATATAGCCGGGCCTGCACTATATGGGGCTGATTAGAGTTAACCTTCGAGTATATTTTGAATTTTTTCCAGGGCCACCACCCCGACCCCAGCCGCGGAACCTTCAAATCCTCGGTCCAAGTAATCCCGAATTACCGGGCTGAGTTCCTTGACCACCTGGATGATCTTCAAGAGTTTTTCCTGATCGTTCATTTTATTCTCCTTTTCCATTGATCCGGGCTTGAGCAATTTGAACAAAGGTTTTAAACCGACTGAAATGCCTTTTATAAAGATATCCCCCCGGAGCGCAGTCGTCATTGTGGCGATTTAACAGACTGCAAACCCGGGTCACCTGGTCCGGGGAAAGAACCACCACCGTTTCCCCACTCTTCAATTTTAGCTTGGTCTTTGGTAATTCTTCCAGACATACACAGCAGGTTTCATGGTCCGGGAAATCATCCTCCACTTCATAATCCAAGCGTCGGCCCATAATGCAATCCCCCCTTTCAAAGGTTATTAGCCAGTCGGTGTAATTCCTTGAATGACTTGACGATGGTTTTTAAAGGGATGCCCACTTCCTGCAAGAATAGGGAAAGGGACCTTTTGGTAATGTTCCCCGTCCGGGGGGTGCTGATAGATTTCAGAATTTCGGGGTCGTATTCCGACTCCAGAACGATCCGGATGATTTCCCGGCTCGACTCGGACAGTTTCCGGAACAGATCCCTTTTAATGATTTCCCTTTCCAAATCGAAGCCGGATGGTAGGTCCATTGAGTCACCCAGACCATAGGACCAATTGCTTTCAATCCAGACCTGCAAACACATTTCCTCCGCCCAAACCATTTCCTTTTCTTCTTTCATTTTTTGGAGTCCCCCTTTTCTTTCCTGATCTTTAAGGCTTCCTCCAGGATGACCAGGACCTGTCGGGTGAACGACCGCCTTTCCTCATTGGCAATTTCCTGAATTTCTTGAATAATCTCTTCAGGCATTAAAATCCCTTTCATTGTTTCCATTTTCCGGATCCCCCTTTACGAATGAATAGCGTATAAATAGATGCACAAACCAGCCAGGGCGTAGACGATCAATGTCCAAACCCCCCACCAAAAAACCCCTTTTAACCTTTTCATTCTAATCCTCCTCCCTGAGCAATCTTCTTTTCTTTGGCTTCAAATTTAAAACAATTTTCCGGACTTTTTCATTGAACATCAAGACATACAGACTATGAATATCCAACTCGTTCGCCAGGTCAATCCTTTGCTTCAAAGGAAGTTCATTCCAAACCTTTAAAACCGGATCATCTGTCACAATCTTCTCCTTTCCTAATTTGAATTTATTGTGAAGACTGGGAACCGGAGCTCCCAGGCTTCCCGAAAAATTCAAATTTACTCGAAGCTGAACCCAATATGAACCGAACCTGAAACTTCAACCTTGATCTTTAATCCGGACTGGATCACTTTTTCCAAGGTCTCGGTAATCAGCTTTTCCAGGAGGGAACTGGACTCCATTTCTTTTGGTTTTTCCTGATTTTTTTGAATAGGGGGTTTCTTGATGGACTTGTTTTTCATTTTCGTTTCAGACAATTTCGTTAAAAAATCCCCCACGGTCGAAACCCCATTCACATGCCATCGACCATCCGGTCCCTTGTATAAATTTTCCGGGACCCATTTATTTGCCTTAATTAAAGTGGTAGAAATCCAACCCGAGTACTTGCGTGGCTCATATTTCATGGCGATGGCTAAATCCACACCCCGCATTCCTCCCCGTTGGAGGAGAAGAAAGACAAGGTTTTCGAGCATCCCACTAAACAAGCTCTCATTCGGATAATCCTTTTTGATTTCCGTCTCGGTTAAAATCTTGACTCGGCTATGTCCAAAGGCCTCGGCGCTTTCCGGGGAAACCCCTTTATAAATCGACTTCCGGATTTCCTGGTTGGTCGTCCGGACATCTTCCCGGACTTCCTGAACCTTTTCCTGGTCCTGAATTTCCTGGACCGCTTCTTTCAAAGGCACCCCATTTAAAAAAATTCCTTCCATTTTTCTACTCTCCTTTCTTCCTGGAAATAAAGGCCCGCAAGATATCAGCGGCCTCAGTGTTGTCCAAATGGTACAGGCCCCGCAAATGGGAAAGGGTCGCATATTTCAGGAACCCATCACCGGAAATCTTCTCGATGAAATTTTCGATCTCCCCGGAGTTCAGAACATCGGTTAAGAACTCGATGGCCTGAATTTGCTTGCATTTGAAAATCTTTTCCTTAGTCATCTTGACTCCCCTTTAACAATGAAGATTGAAATACGCCCAGCGGGGGCTGGTTCGCTTTTTGATTTCATCCGTGATGGTTCCGAAGGGGAGGCCGTACTTTTTTTCCATTAAGGCTTCCCAGCGCTCCCTTTCCTTTTCCAACGAAGCCGCTATTAGGTCGGTACATTCCCCACAACCCATAGGGTCATCAAAGGCCATAGCCTCGTGTTCATTCCAGTGATGAATTTCGGTCGCCATTTCCCCCAGGTTGCGAACAAGGGGCCTTTCAAATTTGAGCAGGCTCATACCAATCTCCTCCTTTTCTTTTCGATTTTATCCAGCATGGAATAAGGGACTTGCCAGGAACCAACCGACGCGAGGGTGGAGTCCTCATCCGTTTTAATGGTGGCTCGTTGGGGCCCCTTCTTAGTAATGACCCCCGTCAAAGTTCTTCCCCGACGACCGGTAAATTGGACTCTATCACCGATGGAAAAGTCCAAAGAATTCTCGACCCTGATATCCCGGATTACCTGTTTCAAATGGCTGATTAGCACCTTTCTTTCTTCCCGGGTGGTCCCCCCGAAAGCCTGACCAATCAGTTCCCTGCGCTTGTTGAAATCCATTTCCTACTCCTTTCTTTTCCTGTTGGTTTAAATACTTTGGGAAACCAAAGGAACTCGAAGGCTCCCCGGCTTCACAAAGGATTTAACGACCGCCCTGGATGGGGACGAGCTCCCCAAACCTGGGCCGAAAGTTCCTGGTACCAATCCAAAGAACCGGATATTCAGGCTCCTCCAAGGGGAAAGAACCATCACCGTCCGTATAGTATAACAGGGCGGTGGGGGCTTCCGGCATATTTTCTTTTACCCATTGAAAGACCGGGATAAATGAAGTACCCCCCCGACCGATGGCTTCAATTTTCAGGGGTAAATCATCCGGCTCGAATTCCAGAACTTTATGTATTTGACGGTCACATAATAAGACGATCACCTTGACTTGGAAGGCTTCCAGGATTTTGTTCAGTTCGGCCACGCATTGGTCCAGGGCCGGCTTGTCCATTGATCCAGAAGTGTCAATCGCAAAAACGATGGTCCCCAAATCCTGCCCTTTACCCAGGGAAGGAATGAAGATGTCCATACCGGAAAATCTTTTGTTCGGAGCCATCCAATTGTAATCGTCGCTGTCCAAACAATCTTGGAAGAAGCGGTTTAAAACTTCCTTCCAATTAATCAAAACTTTCTTTTTCGCTTCCAGAATATCAACCGCGTATCCAGGGCATTGACCAAAGGCTTTACTCTCTTTGATCGCCCTTTCCAGAATGGTGACCCATCGGGCTTCACTCAATATCTTTTCGGATGGTGAAGCCGGTCCGCCCTTCTTTCCAGGAAGATCTCGAACCTCTCCGAAGTCCACCCAGGCTGGTTCAGAACCCCCAGGTTCGGGCTTTTGATCGGAACTGGTCCCTTGACTTCCCTGCTTTTTACCTATCTTCTCCCGAGCGATCTTCGTATAAATCATTTCTGTCGATTGGTCTTGATCCCCTGGATTATAAAGGACTCCTTCCAACAATTTCATACCTTCCCGGTGCTTAAAATTCCAATGGATGGCCCGGTCCGCAGCTTCCCCCCAGGTCTCGGGGTCCCGTCCTTCCCGCCTGGTGTGATGACCCAGGAGCGGGTGCCAAACTTCATGTTTAAAGGTGAACATTCTTCCATAATCCGTTCCGAAAATGGGGTTGTTCAGGATGAAGTCCGGGTTGAAACCGATGGAAACACCATCCGTCCAGGCCGTTTTGCAAGTGGGATCTTCAACCAAATCCAAATGCATTGCCAGGGTCCCATAAAACTTATCTATTTGATACAACTGACCCCTGGCTTTTTGCATCGCCAACATCGCTTTGCTATCTTCCATTTCCTTCTCCTTTCATTTTCATTTAAACCCCTTGTGAAGACTGGGAACCTTTCAGCTCCCAGGCTTCCCGAAGAGTTTAAAAATATCCTGCTAATTTCTTGGCCATCGCTTCCGCATCGGCCTTGACCTTGGATCGGAGTTTCTTGTCCACCCGCAAATCATCGGCATCAAATTCCGTTAATTTTTCCTTTATTTCCTGACCGATCTTCGTCAGTTCCGGGTCATCGGTAATGTTTAAGTTGGGGAGCCGGTCGACCAGGTCCTTGATGTTATCCACCAGGGAGTCATGGAACCACTTGCTTCCCCCCTTGGTTTTCTTTCCGGTCTTCTTTCGATCATCCAGCCGCTCAACCATCCGGCCGATATAGACCCCGAATTCCCGGTAGGTTTCTTTCAGAACTTCCGCCAAAGAGTCCTTGGTATCGGCTTCAATTGACTTCCGAAGTTCGGCGATATCCACTTCACTCAATCCCTCGACTCTAAAATCCCCGGCTTCCGGAACGGGCATGAACTTAATCCGGATGCTGAACTTATTCCTGATCTGTTCCGGTATGGGGTAATCCTCGGGGTTGAACATCTTCCCCAAATCCTGCCGGGCTTCTTCATACAGGTCCGGGTAAAGGGGGATGAAATCCTCGACCGCCATTTCGGCGTTCTGCTTCAAGACCGCCATTTGCTTGACAAACTCATCATAGGCGGTGTTTTTCAGGAGCCCGATACCCTTTGCCCAGGGCCGGGTGTGATCGTTGAAATACTGCTTTACCGCCCGATACTGGGAAGCGACTTTATTGATGGCTTCCTTTCGGATAAGGGCCTTGGTAACTCGAACGGTCCCGATCTTCGAGTCATGGGCCTGCTCCGTCTTCGCCGAAGCTTTTCGGTCATGCTTCCGGGCTTGCCAACAACCCACACTTAATTGAACCAACATGGCTTTTTTCGATAACATGATAATATCTCCTTTTCTTTTCTTTCTGATTTAACCGCTCATCCTTGACCCGGGTTGGTTTCCCAGTCAGGGTCAAGATCAATGGTTAAGCCATTAGAAGGTTCCCGGTATATCGGATTAGTTCCCCATATTCCGTGGTGTTCTGAATATCAAATCCGTCCTTGGTCGCCTTCATAAGGGCATCCACCCTTAGCTTGGATGCGAATTCCACAGGAAGGCGTCGGGCGTACTTCAAGATGGGTTTCATGGTCTTTTCAGATAACCGATAAATCAGGGCTGATAGCAACCCAAAAAGGATGGTGGTCCGTTCGGGGATCGGCGCCCCCTCGGGGCTCTTGATTACCGCTTCCGGGTCTACCGCGTTCTTCATAATTTCAATGAATTCCATCAAGGCCATGGCATCCGGCTCCCCCACCGCCCCAGCCAGACAGGCGAGTAGGATGTTATCGGACGGTTTCCCTTGAAGGATGCGCCCGGCATATTCCCATGACCGGGGGCAGGGGTAAGGGAGAATGTCCTTACTGGGCTTGAAATCAATCAACCGCCCGGGATTGTTCCGCAGATAGGCATAAATCTCGACCGGCAATCCTTCGCTCAACCACCACTTAAGGAAGTCATCAATGTCCGGCTCAATATGGATAATCAAATGCATCCGAGACTTGATCGGTTCCAGTAATCCGGATACCCCGGCTCCATCTTCTTTTCGATTGGTAGCCAGGATAAACCTGACGCACTCCGGAAGTTTCTTTCCATTAATGATCTTTGATTGTAGGGGGTTCATCCAACCCGCTTGTACTGCCCCGTTGGCCTGCCCGAAATCATCCAGGAAGGCCACCGTTAACTTCTTCGCTTTCATTAGGTTCGCTAACTGGCCATATAATAGGAAATCCGCTTCCTCGGCTTCCCCCTTACTGTTCTTTTTGGGAAAGGGGAAACCCTTCACTTCTGTAGGGTCCGATGTGGAAGTATAAAAAACTTCCAGGGCCGCTTTCAATTTCTTGCAGACCCAATTGACGATATAAGTTTTCCCGATCCCCGGAGGGCCTACCAACAAAATGTTCAATCCCTGGGTGATCGCAAATTCCAGGATTTCAGCCAGCTCCGACGGCTTCACCGTGATCTTTTTCGCCATCCCGTTCATGGTTATCTCCCTTTCTTTTCGGCAAAATAAATATCACTGGTTTCAAAATAAACTTCCATCTTTTTGATGACGGCCTGAATTTCAATTTCCAGTTCGATTTCATCCTGGACCATACCCTGGAACAGAATGGTTTCCTCCCCTTCAGCCGGGGAGTTGGGATCCATGATTTCAATAAATAACTTCCCGGTCACTCCGATAGAAACAATAAGCTCAGGGGAGGTGACCGATTTTTTGAAGGCCATCCAAAACTCCCGTTGATAGGCATTGTTTCCATTGGGACTCTTGTAGAAATTCGGGAAGTTCCCGGCCATAAACTTCGATATTTCAGCCACATTTGCAAACACCCTTTTCTTCGCCATGGTATTCTCCTTTTCTTTTCAATTGAGTTTCGATTTATTTTAATCTCTTCAGCGGTCCAATATCAGGACCGGACTCAATCGTTCGCTAATATTGATCGGTCCAGGAGATGACCAATCAATCCGAATTTTGTGTTTTGACCTGGGAGGTTTCGGCAACCTGCCCGCACCGGCCTGTTCGCATTCCGTCAACTCGGCTCTGTGGTCCCGCTCATCCCCACCGACGATACTATTATTCTCAATCGGCTTCAGTGGATGCTTGTGAAATTCACTTCAATTCGGAGCCCGTCTCCGATCACCAGGGATGCCTTTAAAAAGGCTTTACCAGGATGGGCTCTTGAAGGCTTTTAAGGGATTCGGGTTTAGGTCCCATTTTCCGGCCGCCCCGCCCTGTCCTTCATTTAATTTTCAAAGATCATTTATTCAATTGACTCCGATTATATATCAATTATTAAAGAAATCTACCTTTTTTTTAAATTTTTTTAAAAAAAATGACTTCCTGAACTAAATCAAGCATTTAGAAGGCTCAGAAATTTTTCAAAAAAGAAGTGATCTAAAACGGGTGTGGCTCAAAACCCCGGAAATTGACCTAACCTATTGATTTAATTAGGGGTATTTCAGCGGCTTTTTAACGGCTTTAAAAGGGCGGTCTCCCTGGGTGCTGGGGAAAGGAAAAACCCCCCGGAAAACCCCTTTTAAGGGGGTCTCCCAGGGAGAAGGGGGAAAGATAGGGTCCTGGGTGGGAAAGCGACAAATAACCCCTTAAAAGGGGGTTCTGGCTATGATTAGAGGGGGCTTAAAGATTGGTTATCCCGGGTGGGATTTCAGAACTCGCCGTAGGTAAAATAACATCGGCCGGGCCGTCAGGGATGACGTCCGGATTCGGGGGACTTTCGCCGGGCCAGAAAATCCTTTTTAAGATAGCCAGGACCCAAATAATCCCGATCACCGACGGGTAATATTTCGGGGGAAAGGTTTCTTTATATTGGACCAGGAAAGTCAGGACTAAACTGACGAGTCCGAACCAGACGGTTCCTTTGGTTTTGGCATCCTTGATCTTTTGGACAGTTTCCATTTTTTCCACCTCCCCCAGAGTTTGAAAAGGTCAATGTGGAGAGCCGGGGACCCGGGCTGGTCACAGAAATGCAACTCTCCCGGAACCAAAGACTCTCCACATTGAGGGCAAATCATTTTTTGAAAATCCCCAGACTGTTCAAGGTCGCAACGATCTTGTCAATAATGGGTTTGATCTTTGGCCACATTTCGGAAAAGGTTGCTTTCATATCCCCCGCCGTAGACCAAGCGGTTTCCATGTAGGCCCTGACCAATTCCAGTTTTTCTTTCCCCTTCCCGGAGTCCGGGAAAAGACCCTCGGCGGCTTTGATGGCCTCCACCAAGATAGGGAACAATTTCATTAACAATAAAAAGGTGCTCATAGATTACTTCCCCCCTTTCTTTTTGGCCGGGGCTTTCTTTTTCCCGGCTTTTTTGTTCGACACAATGGGCTCTTTTTTCTGGTTCTTTTTCGGTGCCATTTCTTTACCCTCCTTTCTTAGTTAATTACCACGCGGTCTATGTTTTTAGTCTGGGCGATATCCCGTAGATGTCCGAGCCACCCCCGGACCTTCTCTTCGTCCCCCCAAACTTTCCGCCATTCCCCCGGCTTCCCGATCGTATGAAAGCCGGTACTGAACTTCACCTTAGATTTATCAATCTGCAAACCGAAGGCTTCCGGATTACTCCAGACTTTTGACCCCGGTAAAGGAACGAAGGCGTGAAGACCCCATTTATCCACCGTGGCGTGTTTGATAAATTTACTGGTTTCGCTGATGGTCTCTTCATCTTCTCCAGGAAAGCCCACTATCATTTGCCCCCGAACTTTCAACCCGGCATCGTGGGCCTGAGCCGCGGCTCTGAAATTCACTAAGGGGTCGGTCTTTTTATTCATCAATCGGAGTATCTTTGAGGAACCGGACTCAAAACCAAAGGTCACAGCTTTACATCCGGACCCGGCCATCAATTTCAAAGACTCCTTGTCCACCAGATCGGCCCGGCATAGACAATGCCATTCCAGTTTCCATTTGTCGAACAAATGACAAAGGAGTTTCAGCCTTTTCTTGTCGACGTTGAAAGTATCATCCTCGAAGTAGATGAGTTTACATTCATATTTCACAACCAGTTCCCGGATTTCATTTTCAATCGCATAAAGGGAAGCCGGGCGCCACTTCCCTTTGGTGGTGGCCTTTTGAGCGCAGAAAGCACAATTGAAAGGACAGCCCCGACCGGTGACCATATACCCTTCATAATTCACTTGGCTCACATACTGGTTGACCCCGGTCTGTCGATGGAAAGACCGAATGTCGATCAAGTCCCGAGCGGGGAGCCCCACGTCCCCCAGGTTTGGGGGATCACAGCGGACGATCTTTTTATCGAAGGATTTACCCAACAGATAAGCGGGAAAGGCCAGGTCCGCTTCTCCCACAAAGGCCACATCTGCTTTTAAATTAGTCAAGGACCATTGTGGCATGGCTGAAACATGGGGGCCCCCCACGATGATTTTCACCTGGTGTTGAGTTCGGTTCCTTAAAATCGAAATGACCTTGGCCGCGAGTTCCACCTGGGGAGTCACCAGGGAAACCCCGTAAATATCCCCCTCTGGTAAGTACCATCTATCCTCCGGGACCCCGGTCAGATCGGCCACCTGCACCTCTATTTTATTCCGACGAAGAGCCGCGGCTAAATAAAGAACCCCCAGCGGAGGGGGCTCTCGATCTGAGATCAGCCAGGGACTCGGTAGTTGAATTAACACCACTTTCATAATCCGACCTCCTGAGCCATTGAAACCATACTGGTCAAGGCCCGGTTGGGATCACGACTGGAATGGAAATGTAAAATGGAAGCGTCTTTCATGGAGTAACCTTGGTTTTCCCTTTCTTCCCCATAGACCATATAACAAAGCCGGGGATCTAAATAGTCCTGATAATTGTCGATGCCCTGAGCATAAAACATAGCGTCATAGACGTATTGATCGTATGCCCAAATAGGTACCCAATTATCGGCTAATTTTCTCCCAAGGTCAAATATTTTTTCAGGGAGCCCCACAGGAAAATAACGGACCCCTGAATTCAACTGGTATTCAATCCCTAACCGATCGAGACCCGGGGGAACTTCCCCGGTCTGCGTCCCGAATATTCGATACTCCAGAAACCGTCCGAACATCTCCGTCGGTTTGGTACAAAGGATATCCCCGTCGACCAACAAAACATTACTGGGTTCTTGATGATAGATTTTAT